TTGGGGTCGACGCGGCACACAATGACAGTGTGAGAAAAAACTACTAATTGGGGCCATACGTGCCGCGCGAATTGAGATTTAAAGGCTATCACGCACAAAAGCTACCGAAGCGATTTTCACGACCAGCTCCCGGTTGATAGTTAACGAAATCGGTTCCTGGGGCTGGTCTGTTGATGTTGGGCGGACTACGTCCACTACGTAATCTTTTTTATCAGACCAAAAAGTACCTACCACCACCAAATTATCGCGGCGCTCCAAATAGACCAGCTGGCCATCAACCGGCGAAACATCTGGATCACAGAAAAAGATCGAACTGGGCCTGGATTTTGCGACGATCGGGAAGCCAGGAATGATAACGGCAAAGGAATCATCCCCTAACGAAATATCAGGGGGGCAGCTAACAGATAGAGATGTTTTGATTTTGACGGACCAATCCTGCAAATTCGCTGGTCCGAAGAGTATTACAGGTTTTGAACCGGAACCTAAATTAGGCGAATCAGTAGCCAGCATATCCTGCCTGAGTTTTGGCCCCACTCCGTAACACAACCAATCCAAAGAATATCCGGATTTGTGGCCTATAGTCACTATCCAGTCAGCTGGGATACGCCCTTTTGTCTTGGCTTTCGATACGCTTGTCTGAGTTATACCTAAAATCGCAGCAAAATCCGTATTTGTCTTTACCCCACAAGCTTGAAAGAGCCTCAAGAGCACTTCTCTCGCGGTTTCAACTTCATTATTAGAACTTGAAACCACACTTGAAACTACTGTACGCTTCTTCATGTCAAAAAAATATTCCTATAAATACAAATATTTGACTAAATTAAACGCCAGTAGTTTTTGTTTCTATAACTTGAAACTATATTGAGCCTTGACTTTTATAACTTTAAGTTATAAAAAATGTATAAAAGCTACTGACGAGTCACGATAACTTGTAATTGCATCCACAGAGTAACAATAGGTGAATCAAAAAGCAATGTCCGGCATCCAACAAAGATTGGACATCAAAACCTTTAAATCGCTTGAAAAGGTAAAAAGGCGATTTTGGACAGTCTATGGGCTACGGCTTATTTGATACCCCCTCAGCAAAAGCCGGAGTGCTTATGCAACGGGTTAAAACTGAGATGGCCCGCTGCGTTAGTGAGTCAGGCCTATCTCGGGACCAGGTCTTGGACCGGATTAATGAGATAGCTGCAACTGCAGGGATAAGAATTGGTGGGGGGAATTCCACCTCTTTAGGCAGGGCCACTTTGGACAAGTGGCTGAATCCCGCAGAACATAAGCACCTCCCCGGGCTTATCGCCCTAAATATCTTTTGTTTGGCATTAAAAGATCCCGGACCGCTTGTGGTGCAAATGGAAACACATGGGTGGAGTGTAATGAGCGAACAGGACCGTAAATATCGCGATTACGGCAAGGCGTGCATGGACGAAAAAGAAGCGCGCCGGAGAAAGCGGATGATGGAGGCCGCCATATGAGCACCATTAATATCCACGCAGCCGTAGGGGCTGGCAAGATGCGTAAACCCTGGCGAATCCGGGAATGGCTTAGCAGCCAGGGGCTGAATATGGCAGACGTCGGCCGAAGCGTAGGGGTGTCGCGGCAGGTTGCCTCTGAAACCATTAATGGAAAAAGCAATAATCGTAAAGTGTTGAGGCGATTACACGAATTGGGGTGCCCTGCAGAGTACATAAGCCTTCCAAAAGATATAGCCAAGAGAGGCTAACCCGATGGAGCTGGAACTCACCCCAAAAGAGATAGCCACTAACTTAGGCATCAGTAGCCAGGCGGTGAACAAACGCGCTCGGAAAGAAGCCTGGCCCGCGAAAAAGCGGCATGGTCGTGGTGGCGGCAAAATATATGACATCACGGCCCTACCTTCGGATATACGCAATACCATCATCGCAAAAAGGGCTAATAACCAACCTGTTATCCCCGGCCAAAACAAGCCGATTCCCAACAGCAAGCACGCAGAGGGCTTGGCCCGATACAGGCTGATTGGATACTGGCGGCAGTATCGCACAGGGAAAAAGCCCAAAAGCAAAGCGGATAAAGCATTCATCAGTGCTTTTAACAGTGGGCAGCTTTACACCGAACTATTTAAAGTTACAGATAAAATCACCCTTAAATCTTTATACCGCTGGGACAAAAAGTTAAGGGCTGCAGATGACGACTACCAGGTGCTTTGCGACACTAGGGGCTGGGCGCAAGCTGATGGGGTGCAGGGCCGGATAGGGGATGATGCTGAAGAGGTGTTTCTCAAGCTTTGGCTTGTAGATAATCAGCCTTCGGTGAGCTTGGCTTATCGCGGCATGTGCGCGGTTTTGGAAAGCCGGGGTCTGCCTGCGCCAAGCAGGCGGAGCACCTATCGGTTTATTGAGCGATATGACAAAGATCACCACGACATAGTTGTGCTTATGCGTGAAGGGGAGAAGGCGTTAAAGGACAAGGTCGGCCCATATATCACACGCGACAGCGGCATTTTAGAGGTGGGAGACGTGATTTTCTCGGACGGCCACCGCCTTAATTTTGATGCCATCCACCCCTTAACCGGTCGCCCGGCGCGGATGACCTTAATTTGTTGGTTTGACTGGGCCTCCCGCATACCCGTGGGATGGGAGGTGATGCCTGAAGAAGACACCATCTCCATCGCTTCCGCCCTTTACATGGCCATAAGGCACCTCGGGAAATACCCCAAAGTAGCCTATATCGATAACGGCAAGGCATTTAAATCCAAATACTTCTCGGAAAACGCGGACCTCGGCGAACTGGACGGCCTTTACGCCCGCCTGGGAATAGCAGTACAGCACTCCAAGCCCTATGAGGCCAGAACCAAAATAGTTGAACGGTTTTTCGGGAGCTTTGACTCCCAATGCGCCCGCCTTCTGCCCAGCCACCGGGGATCATCGGTGGCAAACAAGCCCGCATATTTAATGCGCAACGAAAAGTTCCACCAGGCGCGACACAATAACTTCGTTCCCACCCTGGCCCAATGCATGGAGATCTTCCGGATCTATGTAAATTGGTACGGAGATCAGCACCATCGCGGAATCAATAAAACGCCATGGGAGATTTTCAACGCAGGCAAAGGGCCGGGTGTGGACACCACCGAGTTGACCCGCCACTTCTTGTGGCGCAAGGAAGTCACGCCCAGCCGCTGCCGGGTGAAATTTGCCGGGATCAGCTACGAAAGTGACGCTCTTTACGGGCTGAACCAAAAATTGATCGCCATGTTTTCCTGGGCCGACATGAGCGTGATCCATTTATACACCAAAGACGGACGCTACCTTGGCCCGGCCAAGCCGGTGGAAGCCTTGAACCCACTGGCCGCCAAATTCGGCACTGACCTTGATTTACAAAAGATATCCGACGCAAATAAACGCCAGGCGCGCCTAAAATCCCAAACAATGCGGATTGTCAAGGAAATGGACCTGGGGCCTGAGGCCTTGCACGCCTTCCCCTGGATTGCGCCCCAAGAAGAGCGACGCCAGCCCTTGCGATTGGTTGAAAAAACATCTGCTGAACCGCCTCAAACCGAAGAAATTACTCAAGCCGAAACAAAAGCTATTGAAGATTTGCAGCGTAAATACCTTGAGCGCAAATCCAATCAACCAGGGTATGAGCGGCCTGAGTTTCGAACGCCGCTGGACCGATATAGCCATCTTTTCAATCTCAAGTTTTTCGAAAACAAAAAGCTAATCGCCGAGGACTTGGAATTTATGACCAGCTATGAAGCAAGCGATGAATTCCAAGTCACCAGCCGCCGTTTTGAACAACTAAAAAGATTACGCCAAATACAGCTTGAAAGGAGCGTATCCAATTGAAACGCGACGTCTTTATTGAGACGGAAAACGTCTCCAGATTCGCGGCTGCCTTAACTCTGGCAGAGGACACTGATTTTGGCCGTCCCGGCATGATGATGGTCAGTGGTGAGGCTGGTCGCGGTAAGACTGTAGCTGCTAGAAGTTCCCATGCCGTGCGTGGCGGGATCTATTTAAGGGCTTGGCAAGACTGGACTCAAGCAGCCTTTTTACAAGCCCTTTGCTTTGAGGTTTGCGGAGCAAGACCTCATGGCTCAAATCGCTGTAAAGTCCGCATCGTCGAAGAATTGGAGCATGAACGCCGCACCATTTATATGGATGAGGCTGATCGCTTGGATATTGGAAGGCTTGAGGATTTACGCGACATTCATGATGAAACCGGCGCGCCTATAGTACTTATCGGTGAGCAGGGCCTGCCTGCCAGAGTTGCGGCAAGAAGTCGTATTGATGACCGCATTCCCGGTGAGTACCGCATTCCATTCGCTCCTGTAAGCCAACAGGATATCACTCTTTATGCCTTGGAAGCCGCCAATTTGGTACTGGAACCAAAGGCATGCAAGATCGTCCACACCTTTTGTAAAGGCAATTTCCGCCGGGCTCACAATGCAATAGTCAGTTTGGATCAAATGGCTAAAGCCGTACAGACAGATCAAGTGGACGCTGCTATGGCCAAGAAGTTGCGAGGGCTCAAATGAAAACCGAGGGGGCAAGCAAGCTTAGGCGGGCTCTTCAGGGCATGTGCCCTGACGGGGCATGCCAGGTGACTAACCGGCAACTCTTCGAAGCCTTGGGTTTAACGACTGAGCCGGAGAAAGCGCGTTTACGGCGCAGAATCGACACCATGGTGCGCCGCAAGGAGCTTATCCGAATCAGCCCAGGCGTATACCGCTATAACGCTGATGCCGCTCCCAAACGCAATGGCGAGGGGTATAAGCGGGTCTGGCGGGCTATAAGGTCCGGCAGACCCGGTTGGAGCTACCAAGATTTGGCCCGTGTGACCCGGATGTCCTACACCATGGTGCGTAAGTATTGTCTGTGGTTGGAAAAAGAAGATTACATCGGCACTCATGGACGCAACGGCAACACCCGGATTTGGCGTGCCACGCAAAAAGCGAAAACCACCCAACGCACACCTTACCCACCCATAACTAAAGACCCGTTTGAAGCCGAACGCGGGGCCGCGTGTCGCATTGTGCGCCTGATGATGGAATCAAACCCATCCCAAAAGGGGTGCGCCAAAAAAATAGTTAATGATTGCAATTTATTACTGCGCCGTTTTGGCGCACTAAAAGGAGGTGCGGAAGATGATGATGGGGAAAAAAATTAAGCTGCTATGCCGAGCCGTAAAGCTAGGCGATGGGACACTCACAGGCAGCGAGTTGGACAAGCAACTCGGGTTAACAAACGGAATATTGGAAGAAATTACACGGATCGAAGCCTTGGAGCAAATAGCCATAGAAAAGGGTTTAGGGGGAGGTGGTCCAATGATGAGTAAAAAAATCGAGCGTCAGGCACTGGAACTGAAGTGTATCATCCAGCGCTCAATGAGCATAAAGGATTTGGAAACCGCCACTGGGTTAATCAATGGGATCTTAGCCGAAACCGAAAGGGTGGAGGGGCTGGAAAAGGCGGTGATCCAGACGGATCAGGAGGCTGCTTACTAATGCCGCGTAAAAAGCCTATTGCCGTGATTATCCAGACTCTTGACCAGGCCAATGAAATACTGGCCGAGATTGGCAAACTCACTCGGATAATCAAAGAAGCCGAACTGCTAATGGAAGAGGAGATCGCGGCTATCAAAACAGGGGCTAAGCAATCGGTTGCCCCCGCACAAGCGCGAATTAAGGAGTTGGAAACATCATTAGCCGCTTTTGGCGCTTTGAATAAACAGGAACTATTCAATAAGCCGAAAAGTAGAAAATTGCAATTCGGCACTTTAGGTTTTCGTCAATCAACAAAAATTAAAACATTATCTAAAGTCAAGCTGGCCAATGTCCTCGAAAAATTGAAGCAATATCACTTTACCACAGCGATCAAAACTACTGAAAAGGTGGATAAGGAGGAAATGACAAAGTGGCCGGATGAACGGCTTGAATTAGTAGGAATGACTCGAGAAAAAAGTGACGTTTTTTTCTATGAACTCGAAACGGAACAGCTTGAAAACTAAGGAGGAACCCATGAACAAGAGGGATTTGGCTATTAACGTGAATAAGGCTGTGGACGGTGAATTGACCCTGGCCGCCTGCTCCCGCGTTGTAAGCACATTTTTTACTGAAATCCAAAGCGCCCTTGAGCGTGGAGAAAAGGTCCGCATCTCCGGATTCGGCACAATGAAAGTCGCTGGCCGGGCTGCGCGCAAGGGGAGAGACCCTCGCACGGGCGAGCCCCTAAAGATACCTGCCCGAAAAGTTGTTCGTTTTCACCCGTCCGACCACTTAAAAGAGGCCATTAACCGCTAAACCGCGAAACCGCCCGTTTTTGGGCGGTCGCAGGGGTGTGGTGGCCCTTGCCTGATGAGCAGCCACAACGGAAAGGACAATTACAATGACTCGCCGTGCTCTACTCGCCAAAGTTCATATCGGCAAAAAATCGCTCTGCTGGAGCGATGATGAATACCGGGACATCCTGCGCGCAAGGTATGGTCGTGACAGTGCTTCCAAATTAAGCAACGCCCAGTTGTTTGATTTATGCGCCCATTTTGCGCGCCACGGCGTTGATTACAAGGGCAAAAAGAAAAGCAAAAAAGGCGAGTATTACAACATTCCTGAAACCACCCCTTATTATCATCAAAAATTATACATCTTGGCCCTTTGGAACAAACTTGGCTGGAAGATAAGCGGTATTGATCTGCGCTGTAAAAAACAATTTGGAGTGGAAAAGCTGGTCTGGCTTAACGATCAGTACTCGCTGCAAACCCTGGCCAAGGACCTTTATAGCCGCTGCCAAAAACGCGGTTTGGACCCAACCCCTCATGGTAACTGAGATCGAAAAGGCCGCAGCGGCTGTGCGTGAGCAATATCCCAGCATACACGCCTTTTGCAGGGCCAGCGGCTTGAGCAGGACTGTGGTTTATCAGGTGTTGGGCGGCCGGTATCAAGGCAATACCGGCCGCCAGCTCACCCGGATAAACCAGGCCCTTGCATCCCAAAAACAGGAGGCAACAGAGTTGCCTTCCGTGGCTGAACTTGAAGAAATCATCCGCATGGCCGCCTGTAAGCGCTGCCCGGTCGCGGGCGGCCAGGCGGAGATCTGCAAGAAATGCGCGCCCACCCACCTGCTGCAGGCGCAGGCGGTTCACGACTTTTTACAAGGTAAATTAGGAAGATAAATGGCCGGAAGCCTCCTGATGGAACTGATTGCATTGCTTGGGCGGGACAACGCCCTATTGCTGTGCGAACAGATCGGGGGCGCAAGTTATTACATCCCTGCAAAAC